CATGTCCTGTTGCGTCACCTTCGCCTCGAGCTCGAACGGCACGTACACGGTGACCGTCCACGCGGACGGATGGGCCTACGTCGACTACACCCCGTAAGGGATGACCGGTGCCTAACCGGGTCGCCCTCCTCCGCGCGCAGATAGAAGCCACCCATCCCGGTGCCCAAATGCGGCATCGGGGTGAGGCGGGCTTCAGCATGCTCCGCCCCGACGGGTCTAGCGAGCATCGGTATACGACGGGGCCCTGGCACTGGCGCCAGTCGGACGCGGACGAGTGGACTGAGATTGACACGGACCTGGAAGCCCGCCCCGATACGACGTGGAAGCATGGGGTCAAGTCGGCCCGGTTCGACACGGTCCTGTCGGATGACGGCCGCCGCCGCTTCTACCCCCGCCGCTGGGTAGACACTGAGTACGCCGAGTTCGGTGTCCTGCAGTACCGGCGGGCGAACGGGCAGTGGCGGACGGTGCCGACCGGGATCATGTCGAGGGTGGAGAACCGGCTGGTCGGGTCGGATTCGGCGGACGGCCGCCTGGAGGTGGGGTTCACCGGCCGGGGGCAGCGGACCGAACTGGTGTTGAAGCGGGCTACGATGGCCCGGCCGCTGCGCTGGTCTGTCACTCTGGTCGGACTCACCTGGCAGGACGGCACCCTCATATCCGATTCGGATTCGGCTGAGGTCGGGTTCCTGCGGCCCCCCTACTGGACCGACTCATCCGATAACCCGGAACCCCGGCCTATCCCCTGGGACTACTCCGGCGGGTACATGACCCTGACCCCCGACTTCTCGGGGGCCGTGTACCCGGTCACGGTGGACCCGGACTATGCGATCACCGCCGGGGGCGACGACTACCGGATACGGCCCGACACCTCTTCCTTCGATTCGACCGGCACCACCCTGACCATCGGCAACCCCTTCGTAGCACTCAGTGTGGGGTTCTGCTTCCGTGACATCGCCGCCGACCAGGGCGACGAGTGTACAGAGGCCACCATCGCACTGGTTGTTACCGCGGGGTCGGGCACCACTATCCTTTCCGACTTCTGGGGGGTCCTGGAGTTCGATCACAGCCCACCGACCACCTACTCCGGGTGGACGGATGAATGTGCTCTTCACACCACTGCCACCGTAGTCTACGACTTCACTCGGGTAGACTGGGGCAACCCGTGGGTGACCACCGACCTGTCCGACATCTTCAGCGAACTCTTCGGTGACGGGGACTGGGAGAGCGGATACAACGTCGGCCTCCATTGGCATGAGGGGGGTTCCGCCTCATCGACCTACGGCCAGTTCGCTGCCTACGATCACGCTACGGTCACGGAGCCGGTTCTTTCCCTTACCCTCGCCGCAGGCGGGGAAAACGCGACGGTCACACCGGCCGCTGGTGTCCTTGCCTTGAGTGCCCCGGCTGTTAGCCGGAGCGGTGACGCCGGCCGGAGCCCGGCCACGGGCGTGCTGGCCCTCACTGCACCGCAGACGACGGTGAGCATCGGTGTGGACGCTTCGGTCACCCCCGCCGCCGGTGTTCTCGCTTTCACCGGCCCGCAGGCAGGCTGGTCGGCGGATGCCGCCCGCGCCCCCCCGTCCGCTGTTCTCGGACTGACCGGCCCGCAGCTGTCGGTTTCCGGCGACGCGAACGTTGAGGGCGACCCGGACGGCACCCTCCTCACCCTGACCGGCCCGCAGGTTTCTGTTTCCGGCGACGCGAACCGTGGCCCGGCCGGCGGCACGTTGGCTCTGACTGCCCCGCAGGTGATGGTGACCGTCACCCAGGATGCGACGGTCAGCCCGGCGGCGGGTCATCTGGTTCTCGGCGGTCCGCAGGTGTCCGCCGGTGTGGGTGTCACCGTCTCCCCGGCTGCCGGTCATCTGGCTCTCACCGGCCCGCAGGCGGCGCCCTCGGGTGATGCGACCGTCAGCCCGGCTGCCGGTCATCTGGCTCTCACCGGCCCGCAGGCGGCGCCCTCGGGTGATGCGACCGTCAGCCCGGCTGCCGGTCATCTGGCTCTCACCGGCCCGCAGGCGGCAGTCACGGTCGACGCCAACGTCACCCTCACCGCGGCCGGTCTCACCCTGACCGGCCCGCAGACGACTGTCTCCGGGGACGCAACCGTCACCCCGGCGGCGGGTGCGCTGGCTCTCAGCGCCCCGCGGGCCAGAGCCGGGTTCGACGCCAACGTCACCCTCACCGCGGCCGGTCTCACCCTGACCGGCCCGCAGACGACTGTCTCCGGGGACGCAACCGTCACCCCCGCCGCGGGTGCCCTCACCCTGACCGGCCCGCAGGTGACCCCGGTCATCACCTTCGACACCTGGGTCACCCTCACCGCCGCCGTCTTCACCCTGACCGCGCCGCAGGTCACCGTGCGGGAAGAGATGCGCTGGCAGGAGGGCACCCTGACTGTCGGCCGGGCGGAGGGCCGTCTGACTGTCGGCCGCCGGGAAGGCGGGCTGAACGTGGATTCGGAAGAAGGACGTCAGATATGAGCCTCACCATCCTGCGCAACACCGGGCCGACCACGCTCACCAAATACTGGTATGAGGACGGCACGGTCGTCGACGCCGGCGCGGTCACCATCGGCATCGTCGACGCCGCGGACGCGACCGTGGTCGCGGCGGGCACCGCCACCGCCAAGAACGGCACCGGCACCTCCACCAACTACACGTACAGCCTGGCCATCCAGACCACAGTGAAACAGCTGACCGTCTCCTGGACCCGGTCGGACACTGGGGCTGTGCTGGAGGATGAGATCGAAGTGGTCGGGGACGTGCTGTTCACCGAAGCGGAAGCCCGGGCGTTCACCGTCACCGGCTCCCAAACCCCCCTCTCCTCCGCCACGTCCTACCCGGATGCGACGATCGCCGAAGCCCGGGACCGGATCACCGCCCTGTTCGAACAGTACTGCGGGGTGTCGTTCATCCCCCGCTCCGCCTACCTGGAGCTGCCCGGTTCGGGCGGCCGCCGTCTGGACGTGCCGCACCATCGGATCATCCAGGTGCTGTCCTGCACGATCGGCGGGACGGCGCAGACCGCCACCGACATTGAGCCGCTCCGCAACCAGCGGCAGCTGGCGCACAAGACCGGCACCTTCAGCTTCCCGTCGACGGCGGACCCGCAGAACGTGCACGTCTGCTACGAGCACGGCTACGAGCATCCGCCGCTGGACGTGAAGAGGGCCGGGCTGCTGCTGCTGCTGCGGGAGATCGTCCCCTCCGACCTGCCCGACCGGGCGCTCTCCTACTCCAACGCGGACGGCACGTTCCGGCTCTCCTACCCGGGGGAGAACTCGCCGACCGGTATCCCGACGGTGGATGAGACGCTGAACCGGTACCGGTACCGGAGCCTGCCATGAGCGCCCAATGGACCGTCGCCGACTTCCTCGATGCCTTCAAAACCCAGTTGGAGGCGGTGGGCGGCCTGGCCGGCGTGCAGATCCACACGGCGCTGCCCGGCCCGGACACGGACACCTCCGACCGGATCATCCTCGCCTCCGCCACGGTGGAAGGTTCGACCCCCTGGGCGTGCCTCGGGCAGCTGCACCGGGACGACACCTACACGGTCCCCTGCCAGATCCAAGTCGTTCGCCCCGGCGCCGGCGAAACCGTCGCGAAGACCTGCCGGGACCGGGTCGAAACCCTGTTCCAGCTGATCCTCGAAGAGCTGAAGGATCTGCCCACCGTCGGCCTGCAAACCATCGGCGCCGGCGACATCACCTACCGGCTCACCCAAGGCCCGGTCGCCGAGGTGCAGGGCTCGAGGGCCGCCGTCCTGGAGTTCAGCTTCACCGTCCAAGCCCGCGTCACATGAGGAGCATCCCATGCAGATGATCTACCCCGGCCCGTTCGACCAGGTCGACCTGGTCCTCGCCGACCGGGTCGTCACCGTCACCCGGGACACACCGGTCGACATTCCCGACCGGTACGGGCCCGGGCTGGAAGCGCAGGGCTGGCGGCCCGTGTCGAAGCCGAAGGCCCGTGAGAAGAAGGAGCAGTAATGGCCATCCCTACCGGCCTCGCAGCCCAGCTCGGCATCGCCGCCGAGATCACCTATGGGACGCCGGTCACCGTCACCCGCTTCTACGAGTTCACCGGCGAGTCCATGCGGATGGAGATCGAACGGTTGGAGTCGGCGGGCCTGCGGGCCGGTACCAGGGTCCTCCTCTCCGACCGGTGGGTCGCCGGCGGGAAGACGATCTCCGGTGACATCAACATGGAGCTGGCGAACAAGTCGTTCGGCCTGTGGTTCACCCACATGCTGGGCGGCGCCGCGGTCACCACCTCCGCCACCGGCGTGTACCTGCACACGTTTACCCCGTCGGACCTGCCGGTCGGCCTGACCGTGCAGATCGGCCGTCCCAACACGTCGGGGACGGTGGAGCCGTTCACCTACCACGGATGCAAGGTCGCCTCCTGGGAGATCGGCTGCGCCGTCGGCGAGATCGCCAGACTGAGGGTGAGCCTGATCGGGGAGGATGAGGCGACCGGCGTGCCACTGGCGACCGCCTCCTACCCGTCGTCTCTCACCCTGCTCACGTTCAAGGAGGGCACCCTCACTGTCGCCGGTTCGTCAGCCTGTGTCACCGCGGCCACCGTCGCCGGCAACAACGGGCTGAAAGCCGACCGGCGCTGCCTGGGCTCCCAGACCATCCTGGCCCCGGTGGAGGCGGACTTCCGGGAGTACACGGCGGACCTGACCACCCGGTTCACCGCCCTCACCGACTACGCCCGCTTCGTCGCCGGGACCGAAGCCGCCGTCGTCCTCACCTTCACGGGAGCGACGATCACCACCGGCCATTCGTACACGCTGACGATCACCGGCAACGCCCGCTTCGACGGGGAAACCCCGAACGTGGCCGGCCCCGACGAGCTGGTCCAGCCGCTGCGCTGCAAACTCGTCGGCGCCACCCCCGCGACCGCCCTGACCATCACCTACAAGACATCCGACGCGACCGCCTGATGTCCCAGACGGGCGACACCGTCGCCATCCAGGGGCTCAGAGAGCTGCAGCGGGGGCTCCAATCCGCCCTCGGCAAGCAGCAGCGGGTCCTCTCCCAGATCCACCGCCGCATCGCCCAGGAGTACGCGGCCGGCCCCGCCCGCACCCGCGCCTCCTCCCTCGGCGGCGGCCACGTCCGGCTCGCCCGCGCCGGGGTGATCGGCGCCCGCGGCACCGCCCGCGCCGCCATCGTCACCCTCACCGCCGGCGCGGTCCCCGACGCGTTCGGCCAGGAGTTCGGGTCCAAGCAGGGGCCCCGCAAACGGCAGTTCGACCCGTGGCGGGGCAACCCGTCCGAATCCACCTGGATCGACGAGGCCGGCCCCGGCTACGCCCTGTTCCCGGCGATCCGGGCGAACCGGCAGCGGATCATGGACGAATACATGGACCGGCTCGTCGACGGGCTGAAGGAGGCGTTCCCCGAATGAGCGTCATCACCGACGACGTCCGCTCCCAACTGCCTGCCGGCGCGATTGTCGAAGTGCTCCTCGTCGACCTGCAGCTAGACCAGGCCCGTGTCTACGTGCCCGAAGGGGCCGGCTGGTGGGAGAACACGGAACTGACGATCCGGCAGGCGTTCAGCCTGACCTCCGCCGAATACTGGGCGATGACCGTGGCAGAACACACGGCCATCGCCCAGCATCTGCATCTGGAGAACCCTGATGGCCGCCGGTAAACGCACCCTCCAGGTCGAGATCCTCGGCGAGGTCCGCGGCCTCAAGAAGTCCCTCACCGAAGCCGGGGGGCACCTGCAGAACTTCGGCAGCAAGTTCGACTCGTTGAAGAAGATCACCGGCGCCGCCCTCGGCGCGATCGGCGCCCAACTGTCCGTCCAGATGGTCGCCGACCTGTTCAAAGCCGGGGCCGAAGCGGAAGCGTTCGGCCGCCGCTACCAGACCGTCTTCCAGGACGCCGGCGGGGCCCTCGACCAGTTCGTCGAAGACCAGGCCAGCCGCTTCGGCCTGACCAACAGCCAGATGCAGGGGCTCGCCGCCCAGGTCGGTGACCTGCTCGTCCCCATGGGCTACACCCGGGACCGGGCCGCCGCCATCACCGAAGAGGTGCTGAACACGGCGAACGCCCTGTCCGAATGGTCCGGCGGCGCCCGCACCGCCCAGGAGACCACGGACATCATCATCAAAGGCATCCTCGGTGAACGGGAAGGCCTGAAACAGCTCGGCGTCCAACTCAGCCAGGCCGACATCGACGCCCGCACCGCCCAGGAGGGGATGCAGGGACTGACCGGGGAGGCGAAACGCCAGTACGAGGCGATGACCACCCTGGCCCTCATCCAGGAACGGTCCGCCGACGCCCTCACCGCCTACGGGAAAAACGCTGGGGGGGCCCAGCAGGCCGCGAAAGAGTTCCAGGCCGCCTTGGCCGAACTGAAGGAAAGCGCCGGCGAACTCGTCGTCAAACTCGCCCCCGCCGTCAGCCTCCTCGCCGACCTGATCGGCCTCCTCACCGGCGACATCCCCCAACTCGACTTCTCCAACATCACCGACCCGGAGATCGCCGCCCGTCTCGCCGAGCAGCGCAGCCGGTTCGACCAGATCAACCAGGCGATGCTCGACCTGGGTCAGCAGGGCGGCGTCAGCGTCATCAACTTCTGGGACACCGTCGAATACGCCGAAGGCATGGCCGCACAGAAGGCGGAAGAATGGATGGCCGCCCTCAAACGGGGCGACATGGCCGGCGCGGAAGCGGCCAGGAACGCCAGCCAGTACTGGGCCGACTACGCCACCGCCCTCGGCCAGGTAGAAGACGCCACCGGCGAGGCGGAAGACGCCACCGGCGACTACGCCGCCGCCATGGACCGGGCCCGCCCCCACATCCGGGCCATGCAAACCCGGCTCGAACAGCTCAACGACGCCACCGGCCGGGCCGTCCGGGAGATGGGCGAATCGTTCGGGGAACTCCCCGACCTGATCGAAGAACACGGAGGCGACGTCCAGGACGCCATCGCCGCGGTCCTGGAGATCCAGCAGCAGAAGATCGACTTCCAACGCAACCTGCAGGAACTGTCCGCCGCCGGTCTGGGCGAAATCGTCACCATGCTCACCGACTCCCCCGAATCGGCCGCCACCTACGCCGCGGCGGAGGAGCTCGCCAACGGGATCGGCACCGCCTACAACACCGACCTGAACAGCCAGCTCCGCGAGAACCGGATGATCCTCGCCGGCCTGATGCTCCCCCCCGACGTCACCGACGCCTGGCGCCGCTCCGGCTCCGTCGCCGGCAACGCGTTCGCCACCGCCGCCCTCCAACGCCTACGCGACGCGCTCGCCCAGGCCGCCGCCGCCGGCACCGGCCACACCTACACCATCGGCGGACGGCAGCACGGCGGCCCCGTCTCCCGCAACCGGGCCTACGTGGTCGGCGAGACAGGCCCGGAACTGTTCGTCCCCAACACCGCCGGCAAGGTCGTCCCCGAAACCGCGGTCCCCCGCCCCCTCGCCGCCGCGTCGTCTCCGATCCACGTGCATGTGGACCTTGACGGCCGGCAGATCGCCCAGGCGATCGTCACCCCCATGTCCGAAGAGCTCGACCGCTACCGCAGGAGCCGCAGCTGATGTCCACCCTCACCGTCGGACGCATCACCCTGGACTGCGACCCGGAAACCCTGACCATCCAGGCCGGCGACGGCCGGCAGATCACCCTGACCGGCAGCTTCGTCGGCACCTCCCTGAACCAGCTGAAAGCCCTCCGGGACGAACTCGCCGCCACCCTCCAAACCCCGGAACCGGTCGCGGTCACCTGGGACGGCGACACCACAATCAACGGCTACTACCAGCCGCAGGGCGGGCAGGTCGAAGTCGTCTCCCTCACGACTACCGGGTCGAACTACGGGATGGTCGCCTTCGAAGCCGACCTGCTCTACCTGGGCGACGACGCCGCCGTCCGCTTCTGCTCCCTGGTCACCGGGGACACCCTCGCAAACGACCACTCCTACACGGGGCCCGGCGTCGGCTACGTGGCCCCCCCCATCTCCCACTACAACTTCAACCCGGTGTCGGACGGCACCCCCGCCTACGTGGACCGTGTGTCAGAGGACGGCACCATCCGCGTGTTCTTGGGTGTCGCCTCCGGGGACAACCCGGAATGGCACTGCGCTCCCGCCAACTACTACAAGGCCGCCTGCGAGATCACCGTGGGCGGCTACCTCAGAGCCGGGCTGACCGCCCCGAACACCCCCACCTCCTGGCTGCTCTCCAACGGGCTGGTCAAAGTCGCCCCCGGCACCGACGGCGCCCTGACCGTCTCCCACCACGACGCCTCAACCTGGCGGGCCCAAACCTGGACCGTCTCCTACGCCGCCTCCGCAGTCGGCGACTGGCACGCCGTCACCATCCTGGCGAACCGGCCCGAACGGGCGGCGATCCGGCTCACCCAGACCAGGGGCGCCCAGCAAGGCATCCTCACCCTCGACCTGGCCGTCCGACGCGGCTCCCGCATCCTCGAGGGCGTGTTCTACTCGGACTACGACTCCTCCGCCATCCTCCTGGACACCGACAGCGCGGGTACCACGACGGGCACCCCGACCGGGACGATGAAAGCCAACTCGGCTGACGCCTACGGGCACCGGTGGATGATCGGCTCCGAACTGTCCACCACCCTGACCACCGCCGACGGGTCCATGTCCAAGACGGCGGCCCGGCTCCCGTTCCTGATCTCCAAAGAGATCGACGGCGGCTCCGGCGTCCAGGACGGCGACCCCGACGAAGACCTGTGGGACCAGTACCTGGAATGGCTGTCCGAACGGGTCAGGAGAGTGATCCCATGATCACCGAACATGTCATGTGCACCGGCGACTTCCGCATCCCCCTGAAAGACGGCTGCCCCCAGGATGTGCTCGACGCCCTGACCCCGTGGGATCACATCTGCGTCTTCGACCAGCGCCTGGACCCGGCCCGTTTCTCGGACACGCAGCTGAAGAGCATGGCCCGCTGGTCCGGCGTCCTCATCGACGTCCCCCAACGCACCCGCCAGCTCGAGGTCGGAGGCTACGGCCTCGCCCTGCACCTGGGCGACTCGGACGGGGTCGGCCCCCTGTTCGAATCGGCGGTGGCGAACACGACAGAAACGTTCGCCCACTGGATTTCGGATCTGCTCCCCACGGCGATCGTCGCCGGCGCCATCTCCACCGGCACCGGCACCCTGACCTGCGCCGGCATCCAATGGGTCACCCCCCGCCAGGCGATCGACTGGGTCTGCTCCATGTTCTCCGAACCCTACAACACGGAGAACTACGAATGGCGGGTCAACCCGGACGGCACTTTGGACGCCGGCCCCATCTCGGACCTGTGGGTCACCGACCCCGCCTCAGAAACCCTCCCGCCCCTCCTCGTCGCCCGCGAAACCGGCTCACAACCCGACGCGGAAGCCGTCCCCACCCTGTCACTGCAGGGCACCGACGAAGCGGAACGCCGGGTACTGAAACAGGTCATCCTCGCCGGCACCGTCCTCGGCGGCCCCGCCACCGGTTCGGCCACCGCCGTCCACTCCCTCAAAGACTTCCACGGCAACGCGTTGGTCCGCACGAGGGTCACCAACGACCCGAAAGCCGACTCGGCCACCGCCGAACGCCGCGCCGAAGCCCTCCTCGAAGAAGCCGACAAGATCACCCGCCAATGGGACGCCGACCTCGGCGACTACCAGATCCAAGGACAGTTCCGCCCCGGCGACTGGATACTCGTCTACGACCAGCAGAAAGGCTTCACCGACCCCACCTGCCAGACCGACTACCGCGGCGACCGGATCTGGCCGCAGGCGGTCCGGGTCGCCGGCTGGACGTGGGCCGTCTCCGACGGGATGGGCGTCTGCCACCGCAGCGCGGCCGGGGTGTGGACCGACCTGTCGGAATACATCGCGTTCGAGGAGCCGTCCACCGTCGTGCATTTGGGGGACCGGCCCCGCGAGTCGCAGATCCCGGACCTGGTCGGGCTGATGCAGGAGACAGTGAACAACGCGGAGGGGCTGCTGCACACGGGCACCAACTCGACAGGCACCTTCGTGCTGGACACAGCGAACCTGGTGTTGAAGACCGCCAACTACGTGGCGAATACGTCCGGGTTCGCGTTGGACGGAACCGGGAACGCCGAGTTCAACGACGTGCTGGTCCGGGGCACGATCTACGCGACCGCGGGGACGATCGGCGGGCTGACAATCGCGTCGAATCAGATCACCGGCACCTACCTGACCATCACCAGTACGGGGGCACTCACCTGCACGTCGGCGACCATCTCCGGCACCCTGCAGGCCAACACGATCACCGGATGGCTCACCGCCAGCACCGGGGGAGGGTTCCGCACCGCCTCCTCCGGCGCCCGGGTAGAGCTGACCAACGCCAACACCGACCGCGTCAACTTCTTCGACAGCTCCAGCAACCAGGGCTACATCTACATGGGCGCCACCGGGCTGAATGTCACCAATTCTTCGGGCGGCGCCTACCTGCGGCTGAGTTCCAATGCCCTCCTCAGCGGCAGCACCGTCTACCTGGGCACCAGCTCCGAGTGGTCGTTCACCTCCAGCACCATGACCGGCCCGTCGAGTTCGACGATCAATGCCTCCAGCGCCCTCTACCTGCAGAAGGGGGGGGCGACCCGGATCGGGATCGGTTCGTCGGTGGATCTGAACGACGGTTCCGGCTCCTGCTACTTCCGGGTCGGGTCGGCGGGCGCCGTGTCCATCAACGTCGGCGGCGGCCTGCAGCAGATCAGCAAGTCAGCCAGTGACCTGAAAGCCGACTCCGGCTACCGCATCCTCCAAGTCCCCGCCTAGGAGCCCCCTCATGGATGAGCTGATCCGCATCGACGCCGAGACCCGCATCCAGGTCCTCGTCCGCCGGCTCGCCCAGGCAGTGGACGAGGCCGCCGCCTGGGAGGCCGCCTACCGCACCCTGGCCGCCCAGCAGGACAAGCCGGCCGAAGCTGAGGGGCCGGAGTCGTGAGCCCGCTCGCCGAAACGGTGGAAACCCTGGCCTGGGACAACCGGGAACTCCTGCTGCGCATCTACTACCAGGTCGTCGAAACCAACGGCACCGTCCGCCTGCACGACCAGGAGATCTTCGGACGGCCCGAACACGGGTTCACCGGGCTCAGACAGATCGCCAACGAAAACTCCGCGTACCGGGAACGGATGAAGACGCTGATGCGGATCGCCGGCGTGGTCGCCGGCGCCCTCCTGAGCATCCTGGGCACGATCCTGATTCTGGTGATCGAACACGTCCTCTGATCCGGGATCGTCGGCCGAGGACGACCCCACCCGGAAGGAGCGCCCCGTGGGACTGATCGAACAGCTGGCCGCTTCCGGCCGGCCACGCAAGCCGACCTGCGCCGAGTTCTTCACCGAACATCCCGGCCTGGAGGATGAGGTGCGTGAAGCCGCCGCCCTCGGGTACACGTGGCCGGCCATCACGAAAGCGTTGGAAGCCGAGTACGGCTGGCGGATCTCGCCGACCGCGCTCCGACAGTACATGACAGGCCGATGAGCCTCGCCGACACGCTGGGCGAATGGGCGGAGGGGCAGGACCTGCGGGCGGAGCTGGCCCGGGTGACCAAGGCTCTGGCCCGGGAGAGGGAACGCAAAGTCCGCTTGGAGGAGGCGATCACCGTCGCCGCCCGCTCCAGCTTCGCCAAGCTCGGCCCGCTCCGGGTGGAGAAGCCCCGCCGGGACGGCCGCAGGAAGGCTGTGGAGGTCGCCTACCCGCACTGCTCCGACTGGCACATCGGCTACGACCCGCTCGAGATCACCCAGGAGCGGGTGAACCGGTACCGGGACCGGATCGTCGAAATCACCGACATCGCCCGCGCCGACCATCCCGTCCAGGACGCCCACGTCCCCTTCCTGGGGGACATCTGCCACGGGGAGCAGATCTATCCGACGTCCCCCTACGAGCAGGACGCGGCGCTGATCGACCAGGCGATCACCGACGGGTCGGACCTGGTCTGCCAGTTCCTCGTCGACCTGCTAGCAGTCTTCCGGCATCTGCATGTGCCGTGGATCGCCGGCAATCACGGCTGGCTCGGCCCCCGCAAGGGCGGCGTGTACGACCCGGACAGCAATCTGGACCGGGCGATGGGCCTGGTCGTCCAGAGACGCTTGGAGGCGGCCGGGCTCGGCCCGCGCATAACCTTCGACATCCCGAGGGCTAGGCGACGCCAGTTCGGGTCGATGACCGTCGACCAGGTCGGCAACTGGTCGGTGCTGCTGATGCATGGGCATCAGATGAAAGGCGGCTCCTCCTGGGGCGGCCTGCCGTTCTACGGGCTCACCCGACGGGGCCTGCAGCTCGGCCACCTGGGCGATCACGGCACCCTCCCCCCGTTCCGGGACATCTCCTGCGGCCACTACCACGTGATCGCCTCGATCCCGACCATGTCCCACCAGCTGCGGGTGTGCGGCACCCTCCAGTCCGAAACGTCGTTCGAGGTGGAAACCCTGGCCGCTTTCTCCCGCCCCGCCCAGCTGCTCCTGTTCGTCCACCCGGAGGCCGGCCGGGTCACCGCCGAATACACGATCGCCCTGGGGGACACATGACCCGCGCCGAGCACATCCACCGACTGGCGGCCCGCTACTCGACCTGTGACGGGCGGCCGACCCTGTCATACGTTGTGGGGGAGGGCTGGATGCTCGTCGACACCTGGCACATCAAGGTGAACGGCACCACCGTCACGGTGGAGGCCGGGTTCACCTTCGACCTGGCGTCGGTGCCCCGCATCCTGTGGCCGCTGATCGGGCCGATGGACTGCTCGATCGAGGCCGCCCTCCTGCACGACCGGCTGTACCGGGACCATGAGGCCGGCGGCCGGGTCTTCAAGCGGCGGGAGGTGGACCGGTTCTTCTACCAGCTGATGCGGGACCAGCAGCCGCATCCGGTCCCGTATTGGCGGCGCAGCCTCGCCTGGCTGGCGGTGCGCCTGTTCGGATGGGCCGCCTGGAAACGCTGATCCGGGCCCGGACAAGCCAGCCTGAGCGCCGCCCAGACCGCCCCCTCCCAAGCCACCGGGGAGGGGGCGGCTCTGTGTTTCCGGTGCGGTTACGTCGCGCGGCCCGTCGCATGCACTGCCGCTCGCTGATCCCCCGGGAGGGGGAAACCCCTGTTCAGCCGTGGTGGTCGGGGCCGGGATCGGACCGGCGACCTCCGGTTTTTCAGCGTGCCGTCAGCCACCCCGAGTAGTATCCCTTTCTGCCCGGATATGCCCTGCTACCAGCAGTAGCAGAACGGGCATCCGGGCACGTTACAGCACATCCGGGGAGCCAGACGTGTCGCGCGATCCGTCGCGCGGCACGTCGCGCGTGAACGACTCGGCCACCTGCTCGGCGGCCAGGCGGTCCAAGGCTTCCGAATGGTGGGTGTAGGTGTCCAGGGTGATCTGGATGCCCGCATGTCCCAGCCGGTCCGCGACCACCTTCGCCGGCACCCCCGCCTCCAACGCCAGGGTGGCCCAGGTGTGCCGCAGGTCATGGAACCGGATCGGGGGGAGACCCCACGACAGGCCCCGGAACTGGCGGGACACCCAATCGGGGGAGAACGGTCTCCCGTCCTCCCAGCAGAACACCCAGCCCTCCACGTAGGCGCCGCCCCAGAAGTCGTGCTGTACGGTTTGCTCCGCCCGCAGCCGAACAAGTTGGCCCACGGTCTCGGGGTCCAGGGCGATCCGCCGCCGGGCGGCCGGGGTCTTCGGCTCCGACCTCGACGGCCGGCCCGCCACCATCACCGTCGACCCCTCCACCCGGAGTAGCCCCCGCTCCACGTCGACCTGCTCCCATCTGAGGCCGACGAGCTCCCCCCGCCGCATCCCCGTCGTCAACGCCAGCCGGAACAGCACCCCGCACGGATGCCCCTCAACCCGGCTGAGGAACTGCTGCACCTCGGCGGCCGACCAGACCCGCAGCTGCGGCCGGGCTACCCTCGGCGGGACGGCACCGTCGCACGGGTTCGACGACACGATCCCCCACCGCTGGGCGTCCCGGAACATGCGGTGCAGCACCCGATGCGCATGCACGACGGTCTGGGGGGAGCGGCCCATCTGCCCGTACAGGCGGGTCAGCATGCGGGGCCCCAGATCCCGCACCCGCCGCCCACCGATCAGCCGGCACACCAAACCTATCTTCTCCCGATAGGATTGCAGCGTCGACGGCCGCACGGTCCCCTCCACAAGCTGCAGCCACTCGTCCGCCAGCTCCCGCACCGTCAACGTCCCCGGGTCCCCCAGCTCCCCCGCCGCCGCCCTCCCCAGGATGATCGCCCGCTGCCGCTCCCCCTCCCCGCGGTCCCCGTACACGGTCTGTGACCTTCGGCGCCGCCGGCCGGTCACCGGGTCCGGGGGCAGATCCCATGACACCTGCCACACCCCCGGCCGCACCTCCCGCAAATGCCCCCTCACGGCGACTCCCGGCCTCCCAGCCGGTCCCGCAACTCGACCAGCTCCGTCTCGCCCAGGCAGGTCAGCCGAGACTCCAGGAGGGCCGGGTCCACCTCGAGGCGCTCCGCCACCTCGGCCCACGACAGTGCTCCCACCATTGCCGCCGCCAGATCGGCGAGAGAGACCAGCCGGCATGCGGCCCAACGGCGCGCCCGCACCTCCATCCGCCGTGTCTCGGTGTGATCCGGGTGCGGCCGATGGCCGAGTCGATGATGGGCGAGCTCTTCGGCGAGAACCGACCGGCGCATCCGGCGGGTCTGCCCGGCCCGGAGAGCGATCGTCTGCTGCTGCGGGGCGTACAGGCCGCGGATCGGGAGGCCGGGGATGAACACGACCGCTATCTCCGGCTCGGACCCCACCGCCACCCAGGGAGACCAACCCACCCCCCCGACCGTACAGGCCAGCCCGGACAACTCAGACCTCATCCCGCCCCTCATCTTCGGCGGGCGGCCACTTCTCCACCAGCCACGGCCCAGCCAAATGAATCTCCGGGCCCGGAGACAGCCGGCGGTCCGTCCACACATGCACCCCCGGCGTGTACCCGTCCCCGAACCGGCCCCGCACCAGGCCGGCCAGGCTGAACCGCCAGCATCCCGCCCGGCGCAGCGGCGGGGAAAGCTGCGCCGCTATCTCCCGGGCCACATAGCCCACCTGCATGCCACTCACCTCAGCCCGGATAGCGTTCGGGTCATGCGGATTCGACGGCTCCAACACCAGGATCACCTCGACCGGTAGCAGAGAGAAGCGGTCCAAGCCGCCGCAGATCCGGGCCAGCACATCCGCATGATGTGTCTCGCCCCGGATGAGAGCGGCGGGGGCAGGCCACCCCCGCCATTCGCCGCTCTCGGCCCAGCCGGCCGGCACGTTCGCCTCGGCCAACTCCCTCCGCCGACGGAACACGCTCACCCCCTATCCCTGCGGCCCCGCACCCATTCGATGTAGTCCAGGACTTGCCGCTCCTCTTCCACGGACAGCCCCTCCCCCCCGTAGGAGAGGGTATGCCGGCCAGCCGGCGGGGCGCCGGGCTCATAGCCCAGAGCGATCAGCAGCCGGCGGTCTGTGACGTCGAGGGCCGCTTCGAGAGCCATCGCCTCCGCCCGCGAGTACCGTTGTTTCACCCCCCGCTCCCATTCGGAGACTGACACTCGGGACACCCCGAGCCGGTCGGCCAGCTCCTGCTGGTTGATACCGGCCTCAGCCCTCGCCAGCCTGATGATCTTGCCCAGCTGTTTCCGTTGCTCCTGCTCCATCTCGCCCCCCATCATGCCCCACTATACGCCATGTTGCTGAATGGGTACTTGACACACAACATGACGGTGTCTAGATTCACACAGTGATGGGAGCTTCAGGGACCAACCTTCCACCAGTCCTCACCCCCGCCCAAGCGGCCGAAGTCCTCCACTGCGACCGCAACACCGTGTACCGGTGGCTCCGTGACGGTGTGATCCCGGGCCGCAGGATGACCGTGCCCGACGGCCGGAACGGCCGCCGCAAGGGCCCCTGGCGCATCAACACCGAGCAGCTCCTCGCTCACCTGGAGAAGAACGCATGATCGTCCTCCAGGTCCTCGGCTGGGCGGTTCTTCTGTACGGCCTGTGGCGTGCGCTCCGTGTCGGCTGGGACACCTGGGTCGAATCGTTCACCGGCATCCCTCCGTCCCTGTTGCCGCAGGATGCCGACCCCCGGACGGATCTCCTCCTGCCGTCCGGGGACCATTCCGTCCGGGCGGGCGATTCTCCTGCCCTTCCTCCGGCCCCCCGCCCGGACGGACCCCTCAGGGGCGGGCCATGACCTTCCAGGTCGTCTGGTCCGCCGACAAGCACGTAGAAGCGGTCCGCCGCTGGCTCGACTCGTACGGGCTGCTCCTGGAGGCGTCCCGGGTGGGTTTGCGGGCCGTTTCCTATCCGTGTCCGACAGCGGAGGGGCTGCTCGGCGAGCTGCTCAAGTCAGGTTTCAGGGTTTCCGGGCCGACCCTCCGAAAGTCGGGGAAGGCGGTGCGGGGCGGCCGGCCCGGAGGATGTGAGGGGATGCGGTGATCGTCCTGTGGGTGCTGCTCGGGGTGCTGGGGGTGGCGGCCGCGGCGTTCGTCTGCTGGTGCCTGACCCAGATCAGCGGAGACGACGAATGACCCAGCGGGAACAGGTGCTCGAGATGCTGAGACGTAACCCGTGGGTGTGCGGCGTCCAGTTCCACGAGGCGGGCATCTACCGGTACTCGGCCCGCATCCACGAGCTGCGCCGGCAGGGCTGCCTGATCGACTCCCGCCGCTGCGACCGCCCCTACCACCAGCATCGGGACGGGCAGATGGACGAGTGGCGGCTCGTGTGGGAGCCGTCCCGGGACGCACAGCCGCGGCTGGTGGTCGCATGATCGGTCTGCCGCTCCGCCCGTCCCTGTCCGACGGCGGGCTCACCCTGGGGGAGCTGTACGAGCAGCTGCGGGTCGGCCTGGACTGGCATACCCGGGCCCTCTGCCGGCCCGAAGCGTTGCCGCCGGGCATGGACTCCACCTGGTTCGTCCCGCCGATCGACCCGGGCCGGCGCAGCCCCGAAGCGTGGCATCCGAAAGGCGCCGCCGCCGTCAAGCTGTGCCGCCGCTGCCCGGTCAGCGGCGAGTGCCGGGACGCGGGCCGCGGGCAGATCGGCGTCTGGGGCGGGCAGCTGCAGGCCCGTAACCCGTGGGCCACCGGCCTCAGATCCTCAGCGGAAGACCGGGAACGTTTCCGCCGCTACCTGGAGAAGACACGATGAGAACACCGCTCGAACGGCAAGCCGTCCCCCCGAAACGGTGGGGCGCCCTCACCGACTACACCCAGAAATGGGCTGACGACGGCAAGTGGAAACCGGAGATGCACATCCTGCACTACGGCGGCGGCCCAAACCCGGGAGGGCAGGCACCCTACTCGCAGGAGTCGGAGATGGCGGTGCTGCGCTCCTGGGATCGGTTCCACGTGAGGACCCGGAATTGGCGGGCCATCGCCTATAACCGGGCGGTCGGGCAGACCGGCACCCTCTACGTGGCGCGGGGTGATCACAGGAATGGGGGCCAGTATCCCCCATGGAACGACATCAGCCTGGCGACCGTGTTCATCCTGGGCGGCGATCAGACCCCCACCTTGGAGGCCCGCCGCACGTTCGGCCGGCTCTGGCTCGAACAGCCGTACACGGGGAAGGTGCTGCCCCACCGGGCCTGCGGGCAGACCTTCTGCCCCGGCGACTGGATCAGCCTGTGGATCGACCGGGAGGGCTGGATAGACGACCTGGGTGTCTGGTCGTTCGGCGACCAGGACCCGGTCGTCACGTCGATCAAAGCCCGGCTGCACCGCCTCGGCTACCGGCTCGCCCCCGGCTACGGGCCCCGCTTCAACCGTGCCCTCCGCCGGCAGATCACCCGCTTCCAGAAACGGCAGGGCATCCGGGTCGACGGGGTGGTCGGCCCGCAAACCCTCCGAGCCCTGGGCGGCCTGCTGGGCGAGGTGTACCCGGACGTCCACGACGACCCGACCGGCTAATGCAGCACCTGCTCATCTACTACGGCTGGCCGTCCCTGATCAACGGGGCACAAGACCTCACCCAGGCGGTGCGGGAGTTCGACCGGTATGACACGGTGATTCTCGGCGCCGGCCTGGAACAGGACGAGCACCCGGACCATTGGCGGACGGTCGGCATCCTGTCACGGACCCGGGCGGACACGTTCGGCTACGTGGACCTGGGGGTGACCACGTCGAACCTGGGCATGGTGGAGGTGGAGCACCGGGTGGACCGGTGGCGGCACAGCGGCGCGGACGGGGTGTTCTTCGACGACTGCGGCCGGGACTACCAGGTCGACGCGGGGCGGCTTTCCCGGGCGGTCTGGTACGTGCACCACTGGGGGATGCCGGTGGGGGTGAACGCGTGGGATGCGGCGGATGTGGCCGGGGAGCTCTCCCCGGGGGACTTCTACCTGGCCGAAGCCTGGCAGCCACCCTTCGGTAAGCGGGGCCGCAGGATAAGGAAGCTGCAGGCCCTGCACGGGTTCCGCACGTTCGGGGTGAACGCCGCCTCCTACAACCGGCGCACCTACCGGCGCTGCCTGCGGGCCGCGGAGAGGTTCGGGTTCGACGGGTTCGGCTGGGCCGAACCCGGCTATCACGTCGATTCGCGGGCACCGTGGAGGGGGAGATGAGTATCACTCAGAAGGACGCGAACGCGATCAACACGCTGCTCGAAGTCCTGTTCGACCTGCCGGACGTGAACATGGACTTCTGGCGGGTGCAGCGCACCCCCGGAAGGGTCCGGGAAGCAGCCATCCACCTTGCGGAACGGGCGCACAAGCAGCTGCAGTGCGGGGTCCGGCCCGACCAGCTCGAGACGGCCCCCCTACGGGTGCGGACATGAGACCGGTCACCCGTCACGGCTACGGCGGCTACACCCTCCGCTGCCGCTGCCCGGTCTGTGTCGAAGCGAAACGCTTCTACAACCGAACCTGGATGCAGAAGTGGCGGCGCAAGCAGAAGCGGGCCAGGTGGGGCGTATGAGCGACCTGGCTGAGGCTCTCCGACGGGCGGCGGACTGGTTGGACAACCCGGCCCGGCACGCCCTCCAGGGCCTGGACGAGTGGCGGGCAGAGCGGGGCGACCCGGCCGCCCAAACCGTCTACCAGACCTCCCCGCCCTGCACCGTCTGTTACCTGCGCCGGCCGAACAGCCCGGAGGGCGGGCATGAGATCGTCTGCGGCGGCCGAAGACTGTGGGTCCTACCGGACGGCCAAACCACCGGCAGGAAGCGGTCCCGGCTTATCACGGCGGCTCTCGGAGCCTGCGAGCACACCAGGGTGGACCCGGTCGATCTGGTCTACGGCACCCTGACCAGAGCCCAGGCGGGGGTCTTGTACGACTGGGGGACAGGATGAGCTCACCCATGATCGAACGGCTCACCGCCCGCGGCTACCGGCCGGCGTTCGACGAGTACGGCATGCACCTGTGGTGGTCACCGGATTGGGGGGCGATGGGGGCCCCGGCGGTGTGCCTGGGGTGTCTGCCGCCGCATCGGGCGTTCGTCGCCGACCACATCCTCGAAGCGGCTGGCTGGCCGACCGAGCGGATTGCGAAGTGCCCGGTGCACCCGGAGGTGGAACGTGACTGAGCTCACCCTGGCCGACGTTGAGATCGTTCCCGACTTCGCCATGCCCCCCCCCGTGCCGCTGCGGGACATCGAATGGCGGATCGATTCGAAACCCCGCCAGTCCAAGGACGGGGGGCAAGTCGCCCGCTACGTCCCCTACATCGGCGCCGCCCGGGTCGCCCAACTGCTCGACGAATGGGCCGGCCCCGGCCGCTGGTGGGACCTGTACGAGCCCGGCGAACTCAACGGCCATCCGGTCCTGTGGTGCGCCATCACCGTCATGTTCCCCTGGGGGACCGTCGTGCGCCGTGACGTCGGGGTCCCCCCGCAGGGCAACGACCCGGACCTGTCCGACAAGGGCCTCGTCTCCGACGCGTTCAAAAGGTGCGGCACCCTGAAATGGGGATGCGGACGCAACGTCTACCTGATCCCCCCACTCACCGCCGAATGCGCCGTCTGGGAGAACCGGGCCTACCCGGCCGACGGCGTCGAAGAGGTCCTGGTCCGCAAGCTGCTCGCCCTGGGCTGGAAGCCGGACGGCACCCGATGAGCTTCCGCGCCGTCGCTGACGCACTCGAACTGGACCTCCCGGCCAGCTCCAAGCTGATCCTCTGCGTCCTCGCCTCCCACGCCAACGAAGAAGGGCTCTGCTTCCCCTCCATCGGCCGCATCGCCTGGATCACCGGCTTCACTACACGGCAAGTCCAGCGGGTGGTCCGGGCGCTGACCGATGCGGGGATCATCGAGGTAGTCAAACCGGGCGGCGGGCGGGGACATACCCCGGTGTATGGGGTCTACCCCGAGAAGGGTGAACGACGGTCGCCCTTTCCCGGAAACGGTGACATCCGCAGCACGGAAAGGGTGACATCGGAGACAGAAAAGGGTGACACCATGTCACCCGAATCTGTAAGAGAACCAGTAATAGAACCTAAGAAGGCCGCAGAGCCGGCCGAACCCTGGTACCAGCACCTCGAGCAGAAGGACCTGCCGCCCGCCTGGGCGCCCCTCGAACGGGCCTGGACCTGGTCCACCCCCACCGGCACCAAAGACCAACTCTACGACACCCTCCTCCAAGTCTGCTCCGGCGACGGCGGCATCCCCAAAACCAGCCACTCCTACCTGTCCAGATTCGTCGAAGAACTCCGGGCCATCGGCGCCACCCCCGGCGACATCCGCCAGCGGTCCCGCTTCTACCGGACACACGGCCCGTACAAGGACTGGGCGTTCACCCCCGCCGCCCTCGTCAAGTACTGGCCGTTCCTCACCGACCAGTCCGACCGGGAACTACAAGGCCACAGGTGCCCGCCGCACCGCTGGGTCGACATGGACCAGGACCCCCGAGGACGCTACTGCCTCGCATGCAAGCAATGGGAAAAGACCGCATGACGACTGCGACCAGGTCTCGGATATGGGTGTGTCGTCTGTGCGGCTGGGAATGCCCGGAGGCGCAGACCCGGCTGAAAGCCATGTGGCATCGCTGCCCGAAGCGGGCTGGCCGCCGGGTCACGCTGGAGGTGAAACGATGAGAGTGTCTGACATGGAACGCCTGTGGGCATGGTTCGCCAACCGGATGAAGGACCCGCCGGCGTCGCCGAAACTGAAAGTGACCCTGTCCGGCCTGTCAGCGTGGGGCCGGTACACGCTGTGGCCGACACCGACGGTGACGGTGAAACCGTGGGCCACCCGGCAGGTCGTGATCCACGAATACTCGCATCACTACCAGCAGCAGCGGGCCGACCGTCCGACAGTGCAGGGGTTCCCGGCAGCAGTGGGTGAGCCGTCATGGACCCGGCGGGCCGCCGAAGCGTTTGCCGAATCACTGACCCGCATCCTGCTGGCCAAACCCCGGACCAAAGCGGACCGGTGGCTGCTGCCGCTGCTGAAGAGGGGGGTGTGATGGTGTGGCTGTGGGCCGGGCTGGTGTGGCTGCTCGGCGCCGGGTTCGCCTGGTGCCTGTGCGCTGTGGCGGGGAGAGGGGAGAAGCCATGAGACTCGCAGACCTGAAAGCCGACCTGGCGGAAGGCGAGAGGGAGTGGTTCCCCCGCCTTGACGGGAAGCCGGGCTTGGAGCCGTCGGGGGCTATCAGCCCAGCGTGGGTGGTGGCCCGCCGGGTGGCCGACCTGTACGACCAATGCCCTGAATGCGAAGGTAGCGGGCATCCCATCCTCTACAACGGGGACACCATCATCATCGAGGGGGGCGGGATCGGGCCGGTATGGTGCCCTCGCTGCGGGGGGACGGGGGTGGTGCCCGGCGAGCGGTGGTTGAGGCTTTGGGGTCAGGTGGTTCCGCTGGGGCCGACCGATCTGGCCCGTTACCTGTTCGGGGAGGGGACATGACGGTAATCATGTACCAATCCGACACGGTGATTGATACCAAACAGGCTTTCGGTTCCAATCTGTTCGGGGAGGGGACATGAGCGCACCGGAACTGTGGACAAAGTGCCCGCGTTGGGGTACTCACCTGCCCTGCCATATCTGCGGGGCCGGGGTCACCCGCCGCACCCATCGCAAGGTGCGGGTGCCGTTCGATAAGGCAGTAGAACGCATGGCGGGAACAGCGCTGATGGATGCTGGCCTTGGGAACACGAAGTACGGGGACACCCACATGGTCGAGCAGACCCGCGCGAAGATGGCCCGCCTGTTGCGTGCTGCTGTCGGGGAGAAACCATGAGCTCGGCAGATAGCAGCAACCTGCCGGGGAACCGGAACTTGCCGTGAGCCTGCACGGCGCCCGGATGCTGCCTGACGGGATCGCCCGCCTCCTATCGAAGCTTGGCCTGGAAGGCCAGATCGAGCAGGTGAACGGCGGCCGGGGCCGTTCCTGGCAGTGGCAGGCCGGCGGGCAGACAGGCCGGGCACCCTCCTACGAGGCCGCACTGTGGGACATGCAGGCCTGGCTGAAAACTGTGGAAAGGAGCCGCCGTGGCCCATCTGGTACGTGACGCCCTCCGCCGGGCCGACCGGGCGGAAGCCGCCCTCCGCGCCGCCCAGCGGTCCGTCGAAGCCGTGCAGCGTGCCCTCCTGTCCACCGGCCCGCTCATGCGGTTCCTCCGCCTGTACAGCGACCTGGACCAGGCCGCCGAACCGCTGGCCGGCCGGCAGGTCGAATCAGCCTCCCCCCCCCACCCGTTCGACCGGCCCATGCCCCACCTGTCCACCCTGGAGGCCCGCCATCTGCAGCAGATGGCCGACCGGGCCCTGCACCGCATGTGCGACGTGATCGCCGACTTCTTCAACGAGAACCGGGCACCGAACCGGGTCTGCCTGGCCTGCGGCGGCCCCGTCGACCGGACCGGCCGCCCCCCATCCAGAAGACGGGCAGCCATGCAGTTCCTGCGCACCAACCTGGCGGGCGGACCCATCCCTGAGGAGATCATCCTGCAGGCCGCCCGGGTTGGGGAGATCTCCCGCAGCACCCTCCGCCGGGCTGCGGACGAGCTCGGCGTCGGCCGGGTCCTCGAGGACGGGCAATGGTGGTGGAAGCTGCCAGAAGTCTTCTGAACCACCGAACCGCTGTGAACAACACGGGTTCTTGACCCGGAAACCACATTCGTGTAATCTTCCCTGTGTAGGGTGGTCGATCTTTCAGAACCACCCGCCCATCTTCGACCCGCCCCCGTGCGGGTCGCCTCTTATGGTCACCGACTCACCGGTCGACGACGCCATCCACGCCCGCCAAGGCGCACAGTGCCTCATCCCCGGCTGCCCTAACCGGTGGACGGAGAAAGCACACATCTGGCCCTCCGGCATGGGGGGCCAGCCTTCCACGTACCGGGCAGAGAACCTTGTCGGCCTTTGCCGTCAGTGCCATGACATCTTCGACGGCCGCAACCTGGCTGGCCGGCAGCACATGCTGCGCCTGCTGATGGAAGCCCGTCGGGACCTGGCCGAACTACGGCAGACAAGGATCAGCGCATGATCGAACGGCTCCGCACCCGGATCGCCAACCTGCTCGGCCGGATCGGCCGGCTCCGCCGCCGCCAGGACTACTGGAAGGAGCGGGCGTTCCATGCGGAGGATCTGCTGGCCACGTCGATCATCATGCCCGGCACCCACCGTTGGACCCCGGCGGTGGAACGCTGGCGCTCCCTCATCCACCATCACATGGGCGTGTCCGGGGGTGAACGGTACTGGCAGGATGAGGATCGGCTTCTGGACCTGATGTTGGGGGTCATGGAGTTCGAGTCGGGTGGGCTGCCCAACGCCGTGTGCAAGGTGGAATGGATCGGCGATGAGCCCCCCGGCTACGACGGCACCCCAGCCACCCGTGCCTCCGGCCTGTTCCAGCATGTCCCCGCCTACTGGGAGTCCCGCTCGAACGCCGCCGGGTTCGAGGGCCGCAACATCTTCGACGTGGAAGCCAACGTGGGCACCGCCTGCTGGCTGCTCTGGGACGGCTGGCATCCCGAGACCGCACCCAACTGGCGGCACTGGTCGGCAGCCCACGTGAACCGGCAGGGCTCCTACGAATGGGCCCTGGCGCAGCTCGACGCATGAGCCCCATTCGTGGAAGAACACCCTGCCTGGTCTGCGGAACCCCCACCCGGCACGGCTCCTACTGCCCCTCCCACTGCACGCGCTGCCACGAGCACAGGCCACAGCACCAGACTAACCCGGCATACCGGGACCCGGAGTATCGGCGCATCCGTGATCGAATGCTGCGGGAATGGAAGGCCGAGCACGGCGAGTTCTGTCCCGGCGCTCCCGACCTGAACCACCCGCCCCACCCCTCCCGGGACCTGACAGTCGATCACATCCTGCCGCTGGGGCAGGGGGGCACCCACCACCCCTCCAACCTGCGTGTCCTTTGCCGCTCCGCTAACTCGAACCGCGGGGCCCCGCGACCCGGCTGACGGTGGCAGGGAGCGGCTCGCGAAACCGCGGAGGGCCCCGAGACCCGGCCTTCATCCACTTTTCCTCACCTCCAAGTTTCCCCAAACGTGCACCCGGCGGCCCGGAACCGCCCCCGTTCTGTGAAGGAGAGCCAATGTTCAACTGGCGTGACATTTTCGAGCGTCTCATCTCCACCGTCGTCCAGGCGTTCCTGGGGGCGCTGCCCGCCGGATTCGCCCTCACCGACATCTCCGCCCTCAAGGTGGCCGGCCTGGCCGGCATCGCCGCCGGGGTCGCCGCGGTGCTCTCCTTCGCCAAGAACCTGATCGCCCAGGCGCTCGAGATCGGCAAGGGTTACCTCGACGTCGGCAACGAGGCCGCCTACATCGCCGCCAACAAGGCCCGCGAGTACCTGGACGAAGCGATCGCCAAGCTGTCCTGATGCCCGTCACGCTCGCCTCCTGGCCGCACCCCCCGAAACCGCCGAAGCCGAAGAAGGGCTGACATGGGCACCCGGGGCCCCGCCCCCCAGCCGACCGCGCTGCGCCTCGTCCGGGGCGGCCACCCGGAGCGGATCAACCGGGACGAACCGGTTCCGGCTGCCCTCGAGGTGCTGCCCCCGAAGGGGATGTGCAAGGTCGCCCGGGCCATGTGGGACAAGTACGCCCCCGACCTGGCCGACAAGGGGGTGCTCACCGCCTGGGACGTGGACACGTTCGCCGAAGGGTGTGAATGGTGGGCCGACTACAAGGCGGCGCAGGCCCGGGCCCGCAAGGTCGGCGCCACCATCCCCGGCACCCGGGGAACCCTGGTCAAGAACCCGGACGTCGACGTGGCCAAGCATGCTTTCGACGAGGCGATGAAAGTCTTCTCCCGGTTCGGCATGACCCCCTCCGACCGGGCCCAACTCCACGTCGGTGGCAGCCGGAGGAGGGACGATGTCGACCGGCTCCTCTCCTGACGTCTGCGGCTTCCGCCACGAAGACGCCGGCACCGGCGTCGTCTGGGAATGCTCCGCGGTCGGCGACCACTTCTGTGAGCCGCGGGCCCGGCGGGCGATCGCCTTCTTCGACGAGGCGCTGGTACATACGAAAGGCCGCTGGGCCGGCAAGCGGTTCCGCCTCGCCGCCTGGGAGGAGCATGAGATCATCCGGCCCCTGTTCGGCACCGTCCGCTGGTCCGCCGAACTGGAACGGTACGTCCGGCAGTACACGGTCGCCTGGATCGAAGTGGCCCGCAAGCAGGGCAAGTCGACCCTCGCCGCCGGCATCGCCCTGTACCTGCTCGAGTCGGACGAGGAGGCCGGCGCCGAAATCTACGGGGCGGCGAAGGACACCAAGCAGGCCGGCATCGTCTGGGAAGTCGCCGAACGGATGGTCAAACTGTCCCCGCCGCTGCGCCGCCGGCTCGGCATCAACCGGTCCGCCCGCCGCATCTTCAACGAGACAACCGGGTCCTGGTACCAGACCGTCACCCGGGACGCCGCCGGCGAGCTCGGCCTGAACCCGCACGGCATCATCTTCGACGAGGTCATCGCCCAACCCGACGGGGATCTGTGGAACGCGCTGCGCACCGGCATGGGCGTCCGCTCCCAGCCCCTCATGCTCGCCTTGACCACCGCCGGCAATGACCCGTCATCGTTCGCTGCCGGCATGCACGACGAGATGACCAAGATCGCCGAAGACCCGTGCCGGGCCCCGCACGTGTACGTGCTGATCCGCAACACGCCTGCCGAAGCGGACCCGTGGGATGAGTCGAACTGGGCTTACGCCAACCCGGCTTTGGGCGACTACCTGTCGGTCGAAACGCTGCGGCAGGAAGCCGAAGAGGCCCGCAACGACCCGAGGGCGGAGAACGCGTTCCGCCAGTACCGGCTCAACCAGTGGGTCCAGCAGACCACCCGCTGGATGCCCCTGCACCTGTGGGACTCCTGCATCGGTGAGGTCGCAGCCACCCCCGACTGGCTCCTCCCCAAACTCGAAGGCCGGATCTGCTACGGCGGCCTGGACCTGTCCGCACGGTTCGACCTGTCTGCCCTCTGCTGGTGGTTCCCACCCGCAGACGATCAGCCGGCCGCCGCCCTCTGGCGAGCCTGGGTCCCAGAAGCGGTCCTTCCGCACCTGGACAAGCACACCGGCGGCAACGCCTCCGCCTGGGTGCGCGGCGGCTGGCTGACCGTCACCGACGGCGACGTGATCGACTACGACGCGATCCACGACCAGATCGTCGCCGATCACAGCCGGTTCCGGGTCGCCGCCGGCGCCTATGACGAATGGTCCGGTGAGCCGGTCCGCCAGCAGATCGAGCAGCGGACCGGCCTCTCCTGGATGCCGATCCGCAACAGCTACGTGCGGCTCACCCCCGCCCTGAACGAGCTGATGCGCCTGGTGAAAGGCCGCGAGTTCATACACGGCGGCAACCCGCTGGCCCGCTGGTGCGTCGACTCCCTCGAAGTCCGGCACTCGAGGGACGACGCCGACCTGATCCGCCCCTCCAAACCCGACCGGCAGACCGGCGGGAAACGGATCGACCTGATCGCCGCCCTCCTCCTCGCCCTCATCGCCGAACAGGCCGGCCAGGCGGAAGAGCAGTACGCGGAACCGTCCGCCATGTTCATCTGAGGAACCCGCATGCGTAAAGCCCTCACCGTGATCGGCGCCGGGATCGTCGTCGCCGCTGCCGGCATCAGCCTCATCGCCCCGGCCGGGGCGGTCATCCTCCTCGGTGTAGCCATCGCCGCTGCCGGGCTCCTCCTCATCGACGTCAGGGGGCCCGAATGAACCTCGTCCAGTACCTGCGGCAGCGGCCCCCACCCGCCCGGGGCCTCGTCGCCCTGCAAACCACGATGGGGGAAAGCGTCAGCGCCCCCCTCGCCCACGAGTTCGCCACCTACATCCAGGGCGCCTACAAGTCCAACGGGATCGTGTTCGCCGTCGTCCTCGCCCGGCTGCTCCTGTTCGCCGAAGCGAAACCCGTCTTCCGCAGCCTCTCCGACGGCCGCCTGTTCGGCACCTCGGCCCTCAACACCCTGAACCGGCCGTGGCCGCAAGGCACCTGCCGGGACCTGCTCGCCCGCATGGAACAGGACGCCTCCCTGGCCGGCAACGCCTACATCTACCGGGCCGAACCCACCCTGCTACAGCGGCTCCGCCCCGACTGGGTCACCATCGTCGCCGACGAGGAGAAACGCCAGAAAGCCGGCTACCTGTACTGGCCGGGCGGGCAGAACCTGGGCCGGCCGATCAGCCTCGGCCTCGCCGACGTCGCCCACTACTGCCCGATCCCCGACCCGGAACACCCATGGAAAGGCATGTCCTGGCTCACCCCGATCCTCACCGAGATCGAGTCGGACAAGCAGCAGTCCCGGCACAAGCAACGGTTCTTCGAAAACGCGGCCACCCCCAACCTGCTCGTCACCGTGGAGAAGAAGATCAAAGACCCCGACGCCCGGGAAACGTTCCGCAACGAACTCGACCGCCGCTACGGCGGCTGGGAGAACGCCTACCGCACCCTCGTCCTGGACGACGGCGCGGACGCCAAAGTGATCGGCTCCACCTTCGACCAGATCACCTTCGCCTCCGTCCAGGCCGCCGGGGAGAACCGGATCGCCGCCGCCGCCGGGGTCCCGGCCATCGTCGTCGGCCTGAAGGAGGGCCTGCAGGCCGCCACCTATTCGAACTACGCGCAGGCGATGCGCCGCTTCGCCGAGATGACCATGCACCCCCTGTGGGGCTTCGCGTTCGGCGACCTGGCCTCCATCGTCCCCGTCCCCGCCGGGGCGGAGCTCTGGTACGACGCGTCCCGCATCCCCGCCCTGCAGCAGGACGCCAAGGACGCTGCGGAGATACTCAACATGAAAGTCAACGCGGCCGGGGCACTGATCCGGGCCGGCTACCAGCCAGAACTCGTCGCCGCCGCCTGCGGCCTCCCCGACATCCCCCACACCGGGAACATCCCCGTCACCCTTTACCAGGACGGGTACAACCCGGCCGCCCCACGGCAGGCGCCCGAAGACCAGGGCCAGGAAGGGGGCCGCTGATGCCGTTCGGATACGACCTCGAATACGAGGACTTCCAGGACTGCGTCCGCCAGAACCAGGACAAGGACGACCCGGAAGGCTACTGCGCCTGGCTCCAACAGCAGACCGAAGCGGTCGTCACCCCGACCGAACCGCCACCCAGAGGGCAGACCATGCACACCGCACCCCGCACCGACCTGGTCCGCATGCACCGGGCCACCCGCCCCCAACTCCGCGCCGACGGCCAGGGCACCCTCGGCACCCTGTACGGGCACTTCGCCGTCTTCAACACCGAGACCCTCATCGACTCCTGGTGGGAAGGCAAGTTCCGGGAACGCATCGCCCCCGGCGCCTTCAGTCGCACCATCAACCATCGGGGCGACCGGGTCCGGGTCCTGTTCAACCACGGCCTGGACCCGCAGGTCGGGGACAAGGTGCTGGGCCGGCCGTCGATCCTGCGGGAAGACGAACGGGGCGTCTACTACGAGGTACCCCTGCTGGACACCTCCTACAACCGGGACCTGGCCCCCGGCCTCGACGCCGACCAGTACGGCGCCTCCTTCCGGTTCGAAGTCGTCCAAGAAGACTGGGAAGACCCGCCCGACGGCACGGACCAGCTGCCCCTCCGCACCATCCGCGAGGTCAAACTGTTCGAGTTCGGCCCGGTCACCTTCCCCGCCTACGAGGCCGCCACCGCCGGCCTCCGCAGCCAAGCCGACCTGAACCTGTGGCGCTCCCTCGACGAAGAGGGACGCCGCGAGTTCCTCCGCCTCCTCCACTCTTCCACCGGTACGGGCACTCCGCCAGGACCCGCCCCGACCGGCACCGGCGACCCGGGCACCCCCCACTCGCCCGTGCGTCCCGCGGCCGACTTCCTCCCCAGGAAGCGCCGCATCGCCATCACCCTGAAAGGTCTACAACACCATGCCTGAGTACATTGAGCGACGGTTCGGCGAGATCGCCGACCGCGCCACCGTCATCGCCTCGGAGATCGACGAGCTGCTCGCCCACGACGGCCTCTCCGAAGAGCAGGCCGCCCGCTTCGCCGAACTCGAAGCCGAAGCCGGCCAGCTCGCCACCGAGAAGGCCGACCTGGAGAAGCGCCAGGCGGCCCGCAACCGGGTCGCCGAACTGGCGAAGAACCCGGCCAACCTCACCGACGGCGGACCCTCCGGCCCCCAGCTCACCCCCACCCGGGTCAGCGGCGACCCCTACGACCTGTCCGAGGTCCGCGGGTACGGCGCCCAGGCCGGCAAGGAGTTGCGGGGCCGGGCGTTCAAGGCGGTCGAAGTCGACCGTGGCCTGGACGACCGGCAGAAGCAGCACGTGACCAAGCTGATCGAACGGGCGGACACCCGTGACGGCAAGCTCGCCGCCCACATCCTCGCCACCGGCAGCCCCGAATACCGGGACGCGTGGGCGAAGCTGGTCGCCGGCGAGAACGCCCACCTGACCGACCCGGAGCGCCGGGCCGTCAGCCGGGCCATGTCGCTGACCGACTCGGCCGGCGGCTACATGATCCCGTTCACCCTGGACCCGACGATCATCCTCACCAACGCCGGGATCATCGAACCGATCCGCAGCATCAGCCGGGTCGAGTCGATCGTCACCGACGTGTGGCACGGGGTCACCTCCGCGGGCGTGACCGCATCCTGGGATGCCGAAGGGGCGGAAGTGTCCGACGACACCCCGACCCTGGTCGGCCCGTCGATCACCCCGGCCAAGGGCGCCGCGTTCATCCCGTTCTCCATCGAAGCCGGGATGGACATCGCCAACCTCGGCCCCGCCGTCGCCGAGCTGTTCGCCGACGCGAAGGCACGCCTCGAAGGCGCCGCCTTCGCCACCGGCACCGGCAGCTCCCAGCCGAAGGGTGTCGAGTACGCCACCGCCGCGGTCACCGCCTCCCGCGTCGCCGCCACCACGAACAACTTGTTCGGGCTGGTCGACGTGTACAAGCTGTACGACGCGGTCCCGGCCCGCCACATCCAGAACGCCTCCTTCATCGCCAACGGGGCGATCCTCAACGACATCCGCCAGTTCGACACCTACGGCGGCGGAGGTCTGTGGGAGCGTCTGGCCGGCGGGTTCCCGGCCCTGCTGTTGGGCAAGCCCGTCTACGAGTGCTCCACCATGGACGGGGCCATCGGCACCGGCAACGACGACATCCTGCTCTTGGGGGACTTCTCCAAGTACCTGATCGTCGACCGGGTCGGCATGTCCGTCGAGTACATCCCCCACCTGTTCGGCACGACCAACGCCCGGCCCACCGGCCAGCGCGGCTGGTACGCCTACTGGCGGGTCGGCGCAGACGTGCTTGACGTCAACGCCTTCCGAGTCCTGCGGGTCTGATCCCCGCCGTCTGGGAGGGGGGAAACCCCCTCCCAGACACCAACGTCCCGACAGCCCACGAAAGGAAACGGTGGCATGAGAATCGCCAAAGCCCAGTTCCATTCCCGGTTCGGCCGCATCGACGAGGGTGAGGCCCTCCCCGACGACCATCCGGTCGTCCGGGAGTTCCCCGGCAACTTCATCTCCCCCGACGAATGGGCCGAGGTGAAGGCGAAGCAGAAGCCCTCCTTCGGGCCCGGCCCCCAGGTGGAGCAGGCCACCGCGGCCCCCGGCGAGAAGCGGCAGACCCGCCGCCCCGCCAAGTGAGCCGCAGGGGAAAGCCGCCCCGCACCGCCTCCCCTTCCCCGCCCACCGACCCCTACCGGGGGAAGGTGGTGGTCGCCTACTGCCATCCCGGCCAGGTCGACGCCCGCTTCCACACCTCGATCATCGACCTGTTCATCCACGACATGTTCTCGGAGGGTCGGATCATCCGGGGCGGAGGGCACTTCGCCTCCCGCTCCGGGGCCAACATCGTCAACGCCCGCAACGAACTGGTCCGCATGTTCCTGGACATGCACCAGGCCGAATGGCTGTTCATGGTCGACGCCGACATGAGCTTCGACCGGGACACCATCGACCGGTTGGTTGAAGCCGCGGACCCGGAGACCCGGCCGATCGTCGGGGCGCTCTGCTTCGGCACCTGGGAAGGCGCCGAATCCCAAGACCTGTTCCCCACCATCTACTGGTGGGTCGACAACCCCAGAGGCGTCGCACGGGCGTTGGAGTATCCGGATGACACGGTGATGCAGGTCGGGGCGACCGGCGCCGCCTGCATCCTCATCCACCGTTCGGTTCTGGAGAAGATGCGCGACCAGTATCCGGGGCCGTGGCACTGGTACGCGGAGCAGATCTTCGACGGCCGGCCCATGTCCGAGGACATCACCTTCTGCCTGCGGGCCTCCGCTTTGGGCATCCCCGTCCACGTGCACACCGGTGTGAAAACAGGGCACGCCAAGTCGAGGGTGCTGGATGAGAAAGCGTTCGCCGAATGGAAAGCCCGGCAGACCGAACCCGGCTTCGTGATCACCGGGACCGGCCGCTCCGGCACCGGCTACATCGCCCACCTGCTCCGCCAGCTGGGAATCCGCTGCGGGCACGAGTCCTGGTGGAACCCGCACAACCGGCACGAACCGAACCTGGACGGCGACGCCTCCTGGCTCGCCGCCCCCCTCCTCCACCTCTACCAGGGGCACGTGTTCCACCAGCTCAGAGACCCGATCCGGGTCATCGACTCGCTGCGCAACGGGGAGATGTTCCAGCCCGGCGTCGAGTACTACCTGCGGTACGCCGACCTGCACACCCCCGGAGGCTTCACCGATAACCTCGAAGGGGCGGTCCGCTTCTGCGCCCACTGGCTCCAACTCTGTGACGAGCGGGCCGAGTTGACCTGGAAGCTGGAAGACGTGGACGCCCCTCTCCTGGTCGAGCTGACCCGGAGGGTGGGCAAGCCCTGCACCCTCGAACAGGCCCAGAAGGCCCTCGAGGCGGTGCCCCGCAACGTGAACCAGCACGGTCCGAAACCCGGCATCCGCTGGACGGACCTGCCCGACCTGCCAGAAACAGCGTGGCTCCGCTCCTGGGCGGAACGCTGGCAGTACCCCACCCAGCCCTGAGCAGGCCCACCCGGGCCACTACACGGGCTGTCGGAGGTTCCTGATGGGATTGGAAGACCTGATCGCGCTCGCCGAAGCGGCGGCTGAGGAGGCTGCGGAGGAGGAGAAGCAGGAGCGGCCCCCCTACGAGCCGATGTTCTGCACCCTCAACTCCGGGGCCAAAGTCATCTTCGACGTGCCGGACACCAGGCCATGACCGGCTGCTCCCTGTGCGGCATGGCCTGGCGCCGGCAAACCCACATCTCGGGCCGGAAGGTCCGCTACTGGTGCGACCGCTGTGACGCCCACGGCACCGGCTGCCAGAACCGGGAGCATCCGCCGGGCCGGTGCACTTACCGGGGCCAGGCCATGACCGGCTGCTCCCTGTGCGGCATGGCCTGGCGCCGGCAAACCCACATCTCGGGCCGGAAGGTCCGCTACTGGTGCGACCGCTGTGACGCCCACGGCACCGGCTGCCAGAACCGGGAGCATCCGCCGGGCCGGTGCACTTACCGGGCGGGCGTATGAGCGGCGTCTACGTCGGCTGGCTGGACGACGGGGAATGCCAGGGCACCTTCACCGAATCCCTGCTCGGGATGATCGTGCCCGGCTGCATGAACCGGGTCATCCGCGGCTGGATCAGGTACGAGACCGGGCCGGTCCTGGACCGGGCCCGCAACGAGCTGGCGGAACGGTTCCTCCGAACGGATGGGGAGTGGCTGCTGTCGATCGACTCGGACATGATCTTCCAACCCGACCTGGCCGACCGGCTCCTCGAGCATGCCGACCCGGAGGAGCGGCCCATCGTGTCCCCGGTCTGCTACGGCATCACCTCCGACCTGGGCGTCTTCCCCTCCGTGTTCGGCGTCGGCGAGCTCGGCTTCTACGTCCGCCACGACCTGCCCGTCGACCAGCTGGTGAGAGTGGACGGGGTCGGCGCCGCCTGCACTCTGATCCACCGGACAGCCCTCGAGCGGATCGGCGAGGTGGGACCGGGCCGCTGGTACGACCATCTCATGCTGCGGGGCAAACCCATCGGCGAAGACCTCTCCTTCTGCGTCCGCGCCGCCGCCGCCGGAATCCCCATCTGGGTGCACACCGGCATTCCTATACGGCATCTGAAGATCCGGGTCGCCATCGACGAGCCCTACTACCGGCAGTGGAGGATGAGCAATGGTCCTACTCCCTAACCGTGACGAGCGGAAAACCCGCCGGCACCTCCGCCGACAGTGGGGCGTAGCCAAAACCGGGCAGGTCTCAAAGCAGGGCACGGTCGAACAGTGGGAACACTGGGACGGATCAGTCGACGCCAACGTGAAGTTGCCCGCATTCCGCATCCGTGTCCACCCCACCCTGACAGACCCGGCCGCCCACATCGCCGCCCTCGAAGCAGCGGTCCGGGCGCACGAACGGGCCCGCGGCCCCCTGGAACGGGCCCGCACCCTGAGAGTGCTGGAAGCCGCGAAGGCGGCCCTGGAGAAGGGGATCTGATGGACGCCACCGTCTACCCGCAGCCCCTGGCGATGGGAGTCGCCGCCCCCCCGGTCGGTGAACCCCCCGACGAAGAACTGCAAGCCGCCCTGCGAGAGCACAGGGCGGCGCTCGCATCCAACGACCAGGTCTGGCAGCGCCGCACCGCCCGCCGGGTCGCCCAACTCAGAGAGCGGCACGAGAAAAGGAACTGACCATGGCAATCACCGCCTCCGGCGCCTTCGGCCTCTCCCTGGAGAAGGCGTTCCTCAAGACCATCCCCGGGTCGATGGAGGCCGCATCCGCAATGTGGTGCGCGCTCCTCCTGGATACGGCCACCCCCAACTTCGACACCCACGACTTCTTCGCCGACCTGTCCGGCAACGAAGTCGCCGCCGGTGACGGCTACACGGCCGGCGGCATGGCCCTCGCCTCGTTCGCCGTCACCCCCGGCAGTCCGGCCGCCGGGCAGATCATGTTCGACTCGGACAACCCCGCCTGGACCACGTCGACCATCTCGAACGGGATGGCCGCCCTCTTGTACTGGACGACCGGGTCGACGGCGACCGACCAGCTGTTCTTCCTGTCCGACTTCGTCACCGCCGCCTCGAGCTCGAACGGCACGTACACGGTGACCGTCCACGCGGACGGATGGGCCTACGTCGACTACACCCCGTAAGGGATGACCGGTGCCTAACCGGGTCGCCCTCCTCCGCGCGCAGATAGAAG